TGCCCTATCATGGGCGATGCTGTACTTTCTAATGGTATATGGGTGCTGACATGCAGGAACTAGAACTATCAGACAAGGCGCTCACTCAAATCGCATACTATGTCAAGTATATTCTGCGGGAAAAGCTGTGGAATAACGAGGATGACTGGCTAGAGTACGAGCTAGGTGATGATGTTGTAGACATAAACATATGGAGGGACGACAATTACTACCTAAATGTCACAGTCTATGCGACAATGAGCACACCAAATGGACTAGCAACTGATACAGATGTATGGTATGAGCTACCACTAGAACTACTAGCAGATAAACCTATAAGATAGAGGGGGTGAGGATGTCTAACATAACGCTAGACTTAGACGGGAATAAGTTTATCTCGTTCTACCAGGACGACATAACAGGACAGCTAGAGATACTGCCTATCTCGAATGAGGGCATGATGATAGGTGATCCAGTACACATTGACACTACTGAGGAACTGGTTGACGTGCTGACAGCATGTATCAAGGGAGACTTTGCTATCTTCGAGAACCAGTATGAATTTGAGTTTGATCCAGTAGCAAATGACGACTGGCCTGTTGACTCCACTAATGAATAGGTTTAAGATTTCGCCTAAACAACAGGCAGTAATTCAGGGACGGAGGAGAACACAGTATGAACATCTTCTATCTAAGCGACTGTCCAGAGACAGCAGCACGCTATCACTGCGACAAGCACGCCAGCAAGATGGTGCTAGAGACAGCACAGATGTTGAGCGCAGCACATAGGTACCTCGATGGTGATGAATATGCAGACACGTGCGGCCTGTACCGCATGGGTAAGGGTCATCTCAACCATCCCTCAACTAAGTGGGTACGTTCTAGTGTAGACCACTACAAGTGGACGCTAGACCTGTTCTACTATCTTGCAGATGAGAAGCAGCGACGCTTTGGTACACCACACAAGTCTGCTGACTTAATGCATGGTCTGTCAGTAGTACCAGATAACATTGATGATGAAGGCTTCGAGCCACCACCACAGTGTATGCCTGAGGAGTACAAGCACGAGGACACAGTGCAGGCATATCGTAACTACTATCTAGGTGAGAAGTCAGCCTTTGCAGTTTGGAAATACACACAGACACCAGCATGGTGGAGGGGAGTACTAGTATGACGAGGAATAAGTACGATGATGCCTACATCATAGGGTACCACAATGGATACCACCTACTAGATTATGATAATCAGTATGATGCTAGGGCCATGCCTCAGTACAATATCAAGTACAAGCATGGCTATATAGATGGGAGAAAGATAAGGATAGGGGAGGAGAGAGAAGGCACATGAGCATGGGATTTGTTAGGTGTCCCTACTGTGGATCAGCAGATGGAGAGAAGCTGTTCGCTATTGATAACATCTTTGAGTGTTACTGTGGTTCATGTGACACATCTTGGGAGGAGGAGGTACGGCAGTACGAGACTACAACAAGGTACCAGCAGAGGATGCTAGAGGATCATGGTGAGGAATGTTAGCACTAGGAGTGATATGCATACTAGCCATGATTGGTGTCATGTTTCTAGACAGAGACTACGAGAATGTAATTGGTATACAACTAGTAGTCATGCTAGGAACTGTACTGGTCCTGAGCATAGGAGTAATCTTTAACTATCTATAACTATAAGTTATATATAATGTGAAAGGGGGTCCTATCTTGGTTGTAACTTTAGAAACTGACCAAGACCTAATTGACCATCAACTTGAGCTAGAGTGTGACATGCTAACAGGTGGTATAAAACGCTTTAGGAAAGCCAGGGATAGGTCAATCCAGTCTGGTAGGGAATCACACACGGTACATGGTAGAGCTATCATAGCCCGCCTTGTAGACGATGTAAGCAATGGTATAAGGGAGTGGCTAGATAACCCGACAAATAAATCCAGAGACCTAGCATGGAAACGTCTCAATCATATGGATGTAGAACAACTATCATACCTGTCACTAGTATCTCTAGTCGATAGTCTTAGTAGAAAGAACACACTGCTGTATGTAGCTCGTAACATAGGAGCTAACATCGAGATGCAGGACAGGCTAGACAGGTGGCTACAGGCTGAAGGGAGTGTTGCCAACAACGTAATACGTGAAGCTATGAAGAAGGCCTATGGTGCTAGACGCTACGGCCTGACACACAAGATGAACAAGGACGGCTATCAGAACACAGAATGGGAGAAGGCAGAGCGAGTGCATATTGGTTTCAAGATGGTTGACATCATCATACAAACCACAGGTATAGTTAAACTAGATATGCAACAGACAGAGCGTAAGCGTAGGACTACCTATGTCAAACCTACTGAGGGCACTATTGAATGGATCAACGCCTTCAATACATACATAGAAACATCGAGGCCACGCTACCTACCATGTGTCATACTACCCAAGCAATGGGATAGTGTACGTGGTGGTGGGTATCATGGACATGCGATAGATGAACTACCAATAGTGAGGCGCAAATGAGTTTGAAGAAACATCTTAGGAGACTGGAGAGACAAGACCTAACGGAAGAGTACTCCTGTCTGAACGCCTTGCAAGAAACTGAGTGGCGTATCAATACCAAAATCCTTGAGGTTATTCGTAACCTGTGGGACAATGGACAGTCATGGGGTAAGCTACCTGCCAAGGATGACATACCACTACCACCCTATCCTTTCGACAAGGATAAGGAGGAGATGACTGAGGATGAGAGAGTGGAGTTTCGCAACTGGTCACGCAAGCGTAATCTTATCTACTCCGAGAACAATCGCAGCGTGAGCAAACGCATACAGGTAGAGCGTACCCTACAGGTAGCAGAACAGTTTGCTAAGTATGATAGGTTCTACTACGTGTGGCAGAATGACTTCCGCTCACGTAAGTATGCAAGCAGCACCTTTCTCTCACCTCAGTCTGCCGACTGGTCTAAGGCTATGCTAGAGTTTGGTTATCCAATGGCCATCAACAACTGGGATGATGCACGTTGGCTGTGTATTCATGGTGCTAATCTGTATGGCAACGACAAGATAACCCTGAACGACAGGGAACAGTGGGCCTGGAACTACTCTGATGAGGCACACCGTATTGTCGAGAACCCGTATGATAATCAGGCATGGCTTGAGGCAGACAAACCATTTCAGTTTCTTGCATGGTGTCACGAGATGTCAGCACTCAACAAGCAGGGCTGGGGATTTGAGACACGACTGCCTGTCTCTGCTGATGGTAGCTGCAACGGACTGCAACATCTATCAGCTATACTCAGGGACGAGAGGGGAGGCTATGCTACTAACCTGATACCATCTGAACTACCCCAGGATATATACACTCAGGTAGCAGAGGAGACACTCAGGCGTGTACAACAGGACGACAGTGAGATAGCTAGGAAGTGTCTAGCCTTTGGCATAGACAGGAAGATAGCGAAGCGTCCTGTTATGATAGTACCCTACTCTGGTACTCGACATGCATGTAGAACATACATAGAGGATGCGATATGGGATAAGATAAAAGAGGGGGCACTCAATCCGTTTGGTGATGACCTGTTCGAGGCTGCATCGTACCTGTCAGGTCATGTATGGGAGTCCATTTCTGGTGTCATTCAATCCGCAAGGCAGGTTATGGACTATGTCAAAGACGTGGCAAACATCTATGCAGCCCACAAGAAACACATGGAGTGGGTAACACCAACAGGATGGCTAGTGCTACAACAGTACTATGAGTTAGAACAGAAGCGTATCAAGACCCATATATCTGGTGACGTTGTGTCACTATCATTTCCAAAGGAGAAGGACGATACTGTTAATCGAAAGCGAACTGCACTAGGTAGTAGTCCTAACTTTATCCACTCGTTAGATGCAGCAGCTATGACCAAGACTATCAACAAGTGTACACAGGTAGGGATAGAAGACTTTGCTATGGTACACGATAGCTATGGCACACACTCGTCTAACATGGTACAGATGTCAGACATTTTAAGAGAGGAGTTTGTAAAAATGTATGAACAGCATGATGTCTTGGAAGAGTTGAGACAACATGCAATGAGAACCCTGAGGACAGAGGATGTACCTGTCCCACCAAGCAAGGGTAACTTAGATTTAGCTAACGTATTGAAATCAGATTATTTCTTTGCGTAGGTTTCTAAAGTTACATCTAAGCATTATCACAACGAGGCGATAGGAGAAGAATATATGCTCGTGATAAAAGGCAATGCACTATGGGCTAAAGTGTTTGAACCAGACACACGTTATGTCCCAGAGGGTGAGTATAGTATTCAGGTAGTTGTACCTGAGACAGAAGCAGCAGAAGTGTGTGAACAACTTGAGAACATGGCGCAAGCTAAGTTAGCAGAAGTTGTCAAGGAACAACCTAAACTTAAGAATGTCCTGTCCACACGTACACCGTTTGAAGATGAGACTGATGAGGCTGGTAATCCAACAGGCAATGTCCTGTTCAAGACTAAGATGAAGGCACGTATCAAGTCTCGTGATGGACGAGTGTATGAACAGAAGCCAGCAGTAGTAGATGCAAAGCGTACTCCTCTTGATGGCTCTCAGTTAATAGGTAATGGATCACTAGTTAAGGTAGCTGTTGAACCTGTACCATACATGATGCAGTCCACTAAAC